TTCTTTCACTTTGAAGATAAAAGACCCTAACCCTGTTAAAAGAATCTTTGTTTTAAAGGGAAACGCCTTGAATATGGCTTTTACTTCGCCTGATTGGGTAGTTTTAAATATTGATGGGGTAGAGGAAAACCTAAAAGGCGTTGTCAATGTCAGCAAAACAATACCTAACAGGGTTTTGTCAGGGCAGAAATACGCAGAAGCGAATGCCGAGACCACGCATTACATCACTATTTCAGGAAATATAGACCAAATCACAGGATTGACAACAAACAGCGAGGAAGTTTGGAAACAAAAAGAAAACGAAAGCGGAAATATTCCGATTCCTCCAAGTGTCACAGGGGCGTTTTCAAAAGGATTTAATAAAGGATTTAGAATATAAAAACATAAAATAAATGAGCAGTGTATCAACATTGGAAGAAATCAAAAGTCTTCTTCCTGATAATAGCAACGGAGAAATTACAGAAGCAAAATTAAGACAGAGTTTTGAGAAGACTTTTTCTGAAATAGACAGGAAAGCAGACAATGGAAGACTTGGAAGTATGCAGAGTGAAATTCAAAACAGAGCAAGTGTAGATGCTTCTAATATAGAAGCTGAAAAGTTTTACGAAGCAATAAAACCATTTATTCCTGCATCCAGCGGAGGAGCGAGCAGTAGTGTAGCAAGTAGCAATGTGGCAAGTAGCCACCTTACTTCAACGAATAGCGCTGGGCTTACTCTTGGGGCAAACTGGTTTATTAATACAGCAGGATTTTATTATTCTATCAAGGGGCTTTCTGATAAGTCAGCAGATGATAGTTTTGACAGATTCCTTGTGCAGGATGCTGAGGGTAAGGTGGAGAATTTCCTACTCAATAAATTATTCAGCAAAGCTTACGATTTGGAAAACAAGGTAAGCGATAAGGCTTTCAATGGCTATTTGATGTACAATCCTACAACAAAACAGATAGGGTTTTCAGACACTGCGAAGGTTTCTACTACATTCAATGTTCCTGCAACTATTAATGTGAATGTGAAGAATGTTTTGTCTAATATCAATGCCACAGCGCCTGCGAACAATCAATATTCCCAAGATATAAAGAACACCATAGCGAAGATAAAACAGCTGGAGGATATAGGCTTCACTACTGTGCCAGCATCTGACTTGGTTGTAAGAACATTGGATAGAAGCAGGTTTCCACAGGCGCTGATAACTAAAAATTATCAACTTCCTACACCTTTTGAATTAAGTGATGGAATGATTGCTGGGATTAGGTCTGCTGCCTTTCCTGCTGATTTTAGAACGAACGCTTACATGGCATCACGAGAGGGCGAGGCGCTTTATTCAGTAGGAATAAACAAAGAATTACCTACGGATAGAAACTGGGTTTTTAAATTTAGAATTTACAACAGCCCTGTTCTATTCCGAAACAATGGTTCTATTGGGAGCATTCATTTTTCAGATGTGTTAAACACTTCGCCTAAGATAGACTTAGCGAATGATATAATGACAGAGCTTAAATGGGGGGCGGAATACACAAGTCTAAACAATAGAATGACTACGCAGGTGCAGATTAATGGATTAGATGGCTTTACTGATGTTTATCTGATAAAAGAAGGAGGGCTGATTACGCTTTTCACGATAATGAAAAACACAGGAGCGATGGCGATATCATCATTCACAGCGCAAAACACGGATAAATACATTCATTTTGTCACGCCATTTACAAGTTTGTTTATCACGGATTTTGTGATTAAAGACATAAGCTATAACATTCAATAACATAAAAACAAATATCATGAATGAGAACTTAATCGTGCCTAAACAGGTGCAAGGAATTTTAGAGGAAGTAGAGAAAACACCACTTTATCTTGCAGAATTACCAATGGAAGCGCATCCGAAACTTCCACAATTTAACCGATTTATTCGAGTGATAAACTTGGATGCAAAGAGCGAAAACGAATTTGTAATGTTCGGATACAAGCAGATTCTAAAAGACAAAGAAACTGGCGAGGAGATAAACATCCAACTGCCTACGCCTGAATGGGTGGTTTACAAGGATACTTGGAGTTACCTACGAGGAACAAAGAACGAACTTATCAATGTTCCTGTAAAAGATGAAGAGGGTAAGCCTACGGCAGAAACACAGCCGATAAAGGTCAGCAGTTACAAGTATATGCTTTGGCTGATGAAGAATAACAGAGCCACACTATTGCAGTTAATCCAAGGGTATTTGGCTGATTTTGTAAGGACTAAAAACGAAGAATTAGATAAGTTATGAAAGGTGTAGGAAAGTTTTTCGGTGGACTTTTTCTGTTCCTTATAGCGTGGGCGCTGTTTCTTCCTTTGTCGCTACTGAATTTCTTGGCTGTGGCGATAAAGTTTAAGGATTTAGGCTATTTCAAGAGTTCGGCGGTCAATTTAGACCGCTTCGGAAACTCTGAGTTCCGAACTCTTTTCAATTTGACTTTAAAGAAAAAAGAGGGCTATAAATTTGGAAACATGGAGGAAACTATCAGCTCTGTTTTGGGCAAAAACCAAAGGGATAACACGCTTTCATTTGCTGGTAAAGTGCTGGTATTCATCCTTGATACGATAGACAAAAATCATTGTAAAAAAAGTATAAAAACATTTGATAAAAACCAATAACCATGATTATAATACAAAGAACAGGAACGCTGAATTTAAATAACAGAAGACCTATCAGAAGGGTTGTCAGCGCCCAACATAAGCAGGTGCTTCTTTCAGAGGATGTAATAGATATTAAGGTAGAAAGTAAAACTCCTTTGGACTTTTATATAGGCGATAAAATAGAATATAGCGGTCGTTTTTTCTATCTTAACTCAATGCCAAAAGTTGTAAAAGAACAAGGTTTTTATTCCTACAATTTGACTTTTGAGGGGGCGCAGTATCTTTTACGCAAGAAGATTTATTTTAATCTTGACAAAATAGGTTTTCAGACTTCTGCGGATTTCCCATTGACAGGCGAAATAGATATTTTTCTTAAAGTATTGATTGACAATATCAATTCTGTGGAAAATGGCACTTGGATTTTGGGAGACTATCCTAAAAACATGGATGCAAAAACACTTACTTTTTCTAATGAAAATTGTCTTGCTGTGCTACAAAAGATTTGCAAGGAGTTTGACACTGAGTTTGAAATCAAAGAAGATGTAAATACTGGGACAAAGACCCTTAACATTAAGAAAATAGGAAATACCAAAGATTTTGTTTTTGAATATGGCAAAGGCAATGGTCTTTACTCTATCAATAGGGACAATGTAGCGGATGATGTGGTTACAAGACTCTATGTATATGGAAGTTTAGACAATATTCCATCTAAATATAGGGACTATTCTGAAAAATTAAGAATGCCTCAATCACAAGGGGACTATCTGCAAGATGATGAGAAAATAAGGCTCTTTGGAATGAAAGAAGCAGTTAAGGTGTTTGAAGATATTAAACCAACTTTCAAAGGGATAGTTTCAGGGATTGGAAGATTTGATGAAGCATCAAAAACGCAGGAGATTTTTGTTTCTAATATGGATTTTGACCTTATGGAGAAAGACCAAGAAGGGAACACTAAATATCTGATAGCAGGGACACCAGCAAAACTACATTTCAATAAAGGGAATTTGGCAGGATATGATTTTGAACTTCTTGCACTTACAGGATACAACCACGCTACGAAATGCTTTAAGGTAAAACAATTTACAGATGAAAGAGGGCAGAAATTCCCTGACAACAATACTATTTTCAGTTTTGAAGTAGGGGATGAGTTTACTATTACAGATATTGTGATGCCTGAAATGTATATCACAAGGGCAGAGGAGAAACTTTTGGAAGCAGGTAAAAACGAATATGCCAAACTCTCTCAAAACAACACGAAATACAGCATCGCAATAGACCCTATGTTTTTGAAAAAGAAAGGGAACGAAAGCACTATTTTCTTTGAAATTGGCGACTATATCCGTGTGGTAGATAATCCGTTAAAGATTGATAAAACGAGCCGTATTATTAGTATGACAAGAGACTTGCTAAATCGTTTTAGTTATACTCTGGAGATTGCTGACACTTACGAAGTGAGTTTTACAGCGAGTGTTCTAAATGATATTAAAGACACGAAAAAGGTGGTAAAATCTCAAACGCAGGTTATCAGGGAGAATTACAAAAACGGCTACAAAAACATTTTGGAGTTGAAAGACAGCATTTTTGACACTGATGGACACTTTGACCCAGACCATATCAAACCGCACTCTATTGACACTAATATGTTAAGCGTAGGGGCGAGAAGCCAGAATTTTGTGCTGGAGGATGTGGTTTTAAATCCAAATGTAAATGGAGTTCCAGCTAATGTTTCTATTAGTGGAGGAAGATTGGTTCATTTCTCTATCGCAGAGGATATTAAGGTTTGGGAGCTTTTACCATTGCAGCAACAGAACCTGCTGGATATAGTGTATTATGTTTATGCCAAAGTAGAGAAAAATGGAACATCAGGAAGTTGGCATATTACAACAGACAAAATCAAGTTTGATGAGATGCCAGATTATTATTATTTTCTTTGCTATCTTCTTTACACACCAAAGGGAGGAAAGAGAGAGGCAGAGGCGATGTATGGCAATGTAACGATGCATGGCGGACAAATCACAGCAGGAAGAATAAAATCCTTAAATGGGCAGACTTATTTAGACTTGGATACAGGGGAGATTTCAGGGAAGATTACATTCGTAATGCCTGATGGGACAACTACTTCCAATGTAGAGAAAGGAATGCTGGGGAACACCATTATAGAGGGCGGAAAAATCAAGTCTACCCTTATAAATGTAGAAGAAATTGCCGTAAAAGCAGGGGAGCATGTAAATGCAGATATAGGGGATATTAAGAAAAAAACGGACAATTTCACATCTATTAAAGGCGGTCTTGTTTCTTCTAATATTATTTCTGTTGGGGATGATAAAGACAATCAGAATGCTTTTATTTCAGGTGTTACTGACAAGGGAGGAGAAAGCGTGAGGTTTGGCGCTGGAACAGGTTATAAAAACAAAGATGATGCACCTTTCAGAGTCTTGGCTAATGGTAAGATGATTGCTGAAAATGCAGATATTTCAGGGAAAATAGATGCTCAAGAGGGGAAGATAGGAAGAGTCAATATAAGAGAAGGTTGGCTGACTGCTGGTGAAAGAGGCAAGAATGATATGTATCTAAGTGATGAAATGTTTGGAATAACTCAAAACTATGATGATGATGATTTAATAGGTGGAACGGGTTATAAGAAGGTTTCAATAGGAAGAACATTACCTCCTTCATCAGACCCTAAAAATGTAGGTGCTGCCATGAAAGTAGAACACAATAGAACTCCTAAAATCGCTTTTACCAACGATGAAAATGTAGCCTTGCAGTTAGAAGCGAAAAACAACCAAAAACAAAATATCGCTTTGGATATTACGGCAGGAGATATTCGTGTGCTTGGGAAAAAGGGATACACAGGTAGTTTTAGTATTGTTGTGAAAAACTCAAGTGGATGGGGGGAAAGTAGCATCACTACCAAAATAGATGTAACTAACGGAATAATAACCAATGTGACCCAAAAATAATTAAAAACCGCTTTTAAAAAGTCTATTTTTAGATATACTCTAAAAATGGGCTTTTTTTATTTAGTAGAGAAATAGGGAGTGTTTATTTTTGAGCTTAATACAATTTTTAAGTTTAAAATGATGAATATTAGGGAGTTTGTTTTGAATAATTTGGTGTTGCTGTACAGAGGAGGGCTGTTTGTGAAGATAAATGCTTCGTTCAAATTGTGTATGCTTCCTGCGGTGGCAGTTTCGGTGTTTGAGTATTTTTCAGGGCTTTACACCACGGATTTATCGTTCCTCTACGGCGTGTTGCTCGTGCTGATGATAGACCATGTTCTTGGGACTTACCTGCATTACTTTGTAGATAAGGATTTCACTTTTAAGGCTAATCTTTTAGGACTGTTGAAGAAACTAACGGTTATCTTATCAGGGTATTCCATGCTTTTGATTATGCACGATGCACTGGACGAAGTGGAGTTCTTGGATGTTTATTTCAAAGTGATGATAAAATTGATGGTTTTGCTTTATCCTTTGAGTTCGGCTTTGGTTAATATGTCCAAAGTGACAAATGGAGCATTCCCTCCGAGTGGGCTTTTGAAGAAGATAAAGAATTTTGAGAAGACTGGCGATTTGGAAAGTTTAAAGGAAAAAACAGAAAGTGATGAAAACGAGAACTTTAAAGAATAGCACTCCCTTGTTTGGGTTTGCTATGTTTTTGTTGTTGTTGGGATGTGGAGCGAGGAAAGTAAGAAAACATGAGGAAAAAGAAGAGCATAAGACCGAAATCAAAGAATCGGTAAAGAAAGACTCTATTTCGGAAACTCAAACCGAGGAAACCGCTAATATCAAAACCCTTACGAAGTCTTTGGATTTTGCGATAAAACCAATAGGCAGCGAGCCTGTGCAGTTTAAATTCCTATACAACGGCAATGTTGTAGAGGGAAGCGCTAATGGAGAGGTTTATTTCAAGGACAAAAAGCAGGCAAAAGACTCTATCATAAAGATAATAGAGAAAGTAAGAGTAGAAGTAGAGAAGCAGGAGCAGAAACAAGCAAAAGAACAACACAAGCAGACAAAGGAAGAGAAGCAATCCGAGAGAGCAGAAAGCTGGGCTGTTTATCTGGTTTTAGTCATTGTAGGAATGTTTCTGTGGGAGAGATTGGATAAGTTAATTGATAAATTCAAATGATATGGCGGATATAAAGAATTTAAGACCATTTATTCTAAAATGGGAAGGAGGATTGTCAAGAGACCCGAAAGACACTGCAAGTAAGGTAAAATGTCCTACGCCTTATAAAGGAAAGACAGGCTACCACACGAATAAGGGCATAACCTATGCTGTATGGCGTTCGGTGTTTGGTTCGGATAAAGATATGCGGTTCTTGGAGATGAACGATGCCGACTGGGATACAGTGATGAAAAAGCTGTTTTGGGACAGATGGAAAGCCGATGAAATCAAAGACCAAGCGATTGCCAATACTTTGGTAGATTGGGTTTGGGGAAGTGGTGTTCATGGAATTAAAATACCTCAAAGAATACTGGGAGTTACAACCGATGGCATCGTAGGAGCAAAGACCATAGAAGCGCTGAATAACGCACCGAAAGACTTCTTGCAAAGGCTCTATAAGGAAAGGGAGGATTTCCTGCATAGAATAGTAAGAAGCAATCCTACGCAAAAGGTCTTCCTGAAAGGCTGGATGAATAGAATGAACGATTTAAAAAAATGGAATGAAAAGTTTTTGAAATAGATTTTTTTTGTATATTTGGAAAATATTACTTCAGTTAATATAAAATTTAATTACACATTTTATCAAAGCAACATCTTTATGGGTGTTGCTTTTTTTCTAAATAAGATTTTTGTAAAACTTTAACATTTTCACGAAACTCTGTATATCAAAGTGTTTTACAGAATGTTTTACAAAAAATCAATTCTAAATAAGGGGTGGAATGTTGTATTTATGAAAATAAAGAAATACCTTTGACAAGAAATTTAGAAAAAATGGGTTATATTATGAATATTTTAAAAGCATCTTTCTTATTGTTGGGAAATGTGTCTTCTGCGTATTCAGGTACATTTCGCTCATCATCTCCTGAAATCAAAAAGATAGAAGAGGAAATGAAAAATATAGACATCCCAACAGCAAAAACAGACAGACAAAATCTTAGACAAGATTGTAATAATGTTGTAAAAGATTACAAAAAATCCTTTGATAATAAAAAATCTAATGGCTAGACAGCAAAGGAAGCAGCAAATTGTAAAAAATGAACAGGGACAAGGGCATTTAGTAGAAGAAATTTTTGATGATAATCTCTTACCTGACGCATCCGAAATAGAAAGGCTTCACAAGATAGACCCTGATATTTTGAATTGGCTAAAAAAATCAGCAGAAAAAGAACAGGAGTTTAGACATAAAGC